CTCCTGCTGCCAGTGCCTGCCACGCCAGGTTGCCCATCACCGGCCCGCTCCGAACCGCTGGAGGTAGAACGCCACCTCGCGTGCGAACACCTCGGGGAATCGCCGCTGCAGAAACGCCGTCACCTTGCTGTTGATGCGCCGGGTGTTGAACATCTGCGGCACGTCGATGGTCTGCAGCGGGCGGATGGGCAGCCGCTTGTCTCCCACCCGCGTGAACGCGGTGCGGCCCTTGTTGCCGATGAAGCCACGCTTGGCTGCGATCACTCTGCCCCCGGCGCGCTTGATCTTCACCGTCAGCCCCTGCTTGGTTTCCCGGGCACCGAAGTTGATGAGGTTGATGGCGCGCCGCTTGTTGCTCGGGTCGCGCGACAGCAGCTCGCCCTCGATGCTCAGCAGGCCAGCCTTGAACGCAGCGCGACGAACCTGCAGCTTCTCGCGCACCTTCGACGCGCTGAGGTTGAACTCCTCGCGGATGGCACGGCTCATCTCGGTGCGGCCGAGCTCCAGCGTGCGGTTCACAGCCCGTGCTGTCGCTCGCTCAGCCACATCCTTGCGCAGGCTTTCGAGGCGGCGCTGCACGTCCGGGAAGTTGGTGCTGATCGTCAGCTTCATCGTGCCACCCCAGCCGCACGCCTCAGGGCCTCACGCTGCAGCAACCCCAACCGCTCACCGGCCGCCTCACGGGCCCGCAGCTTGTCGACCCAGCTGGTGCCGTGCGCAGCCATCACCGAGCTGCGCGCCCGGGCCAGCGCTGCCGACACCCTGGCCACATCGGCAGCAGGCGCAGGCAGGGCCTTGAGCGCAGGCTGCGGCGCACCGCGGCACAGCTTGCGGAACTCGGGCAGCGTGGGCGGCCGGTCGTCGGGCATGTGGTCGAGGGCATGGCCCAGCGCCTGGGGTGCGTTGACGTAGCCGGCCAGCTCACGCGCCCAGTGCGCCTTGACCTCCTCGGGGTCCAGCCCAGCCCACAGCGAGCCCAGGCGTGAGCCGTACTCCAGGGCCATGCGCTTGAAGATTTTTTCAACCCACTCGGGTGGCAACGACATCGATCACCTCGGGACGTTTGGATGCGCCGGTGAGCCCGGCGATGGTTTCGGATTGCTGCTCGGTCCAGGTCCTTCGGCCAGGGCTGCCGCGGGCCTGGGGCACAGGTCGGGCGCGGCGGCACCAGTTGCGCCAGGTGCCGGCCCAGTCGAGCTTCAGGCCGTCCTTGCCCGGCACGGCGTGCCAGTGGTCGGCGAACTTGCTGGCCTCCAGGTCGACGGCCTCGCGTGGCCAGGCCGGGAACTGCTCGGCAGTCCACTGCCGCCAGTCGTCGGGCACCGCGAAGTCGGCCGGCAGCCGCGTGGCCCGTGGTGCCCGCTGGGCTGGCGACGGGGTTTCGGGTGAGGCAGCAGACGGAGGAAGAGGCGGCTCGGCTGGGCTGGGCGACGCGGAAGCGGCGGCAACAACCTCAGTCTCTCCATTACTCTCTTTTCTCTTCTCTTCTCTACTCTCCTCTCCTCTAGGCGTTTCCTGGCGTTGCGTGGCGTTGCATGGCGTTGCATCGTCACTTTCTGGCGTTTCCTGGCGTTGCTTGGCCCGGTGTGCGCGTGAGCGCTCGGTGCTGCTTTCGTCTACGCGCTCGCGCTTCGGCTGCCGCTGGTGCCACCTGGTGACCATGCCCGCGTCATCGATCAGCTTGCGCTCGACCATGGCGGTGTAGATGCGCATGGCCTTGCCCTCATCCATGCCCAGGCCGAAGTCCATCGCCTCAAAGTCCACCTCGCCGATGGCGCCACGATCCTCTGCAGCGCTCGCGTTCTCCAGCAGGCAGGCCCACACCGCAATCACCTCGGCCACGCTTGCACGCGCCTTTCTGCCGATCAGCCCAAACTTCTGGTCAACCACGCTGCCGTGGTGCCACCTGAACCAGTCAATGCCTCCAGCCATGTGTCAGCGGCCCCCGTTGCCTGAAGTGGCATGCGCGCCACCGCCGAACACCGAACTGCCCGAGGCCATCGCCCGCCAGCTGATGCCACGGCGCACGCGCCACACCACATTGGTGGTCACACCAAGACCGTGAGCCGCCTCCCTCAGCGTCTGATCACTCTCCATGGCCCACAGAGCGAGCTCCGGTGTGATCTTGCCCAGCGCCTGTCCCACCCGCGTGTTGCGGATCGATGCGGCCACCGTGCCACGCAGAGCACCGGTCTTGCGCTGATGTTCGCCCTGCTCGGCCTTGGTGCCGCTGGTGATGTGCCGGATGCAGTCGTAGCTGCTGCAGGTGCGGTACACCACCTGCCCGGCCGGTACCGGCTGGCCTGTCTTGAGCTCCCAGGCCACGCGCAGGGCAGACAGCGCGCCTCGGCCCCACATGTAGACCCGGTGCACCTTGTCGCGCGGCATCGGCCGGCCGTTGGCCGTGCGCAGATGCCAGCAGCCGGTGTCGTCATCGATCACGCAGCGGCCGCGCAGATCCTCATGCGTGCGGACGCCACCCAGGTGGGTACCGATGGCGTGGCTCATGCTGCAGCCCTCTCCGCCTGCAGCTCCTCGAGCGTCGTCAGGTGCGCCCGCATGTTGTGCCACTGGCTGATTGCCGCATTGCCGCAGGCGTCCTCGAAGTCCTGCACGCGCTCACCGGGCAGGCTGCGGCGGGTGGGCGCGTCGTCGGGGTTGAGGTAGTCGCTGGCGTGCTGGCGGTTGAAGCTAAAGTCGCGCGCCAGGTCGCTGATGGTCAGCCCCTTGGCGCGGCGCAGCGTCCAGCACAGCCTCACCGCCTGGCGATAAGTGGTGCAGCCGCGGATAAGCGCAGGCGGAACAACAGAGGGGGCATCAATTCTGCCCATCAGTGGAAGATCGAGTTGGCCCATGGGTGCCTCCATAGGGAAAAACAACCCCTGCACCGGTTGATGCACCGGTCGCAGAGGGACGAAAGTGAAGGCATGCCGAAAACGAACAGCCTGCCCTCTGGCCTGCACCCAGCCCACGCCGCCCGCCGCAGCGGAGGCACCCGCACGGTGTGCGGTGTGGCTGGATGCAGGCCACAGGGAGCCGAAGAAAAGCCCCAGGCCGGCCCGCTGACCGGCCTGGGAGAAACGCGCTTGATGCCGCTGGGAGTCGGGCAGCGGTTGGTTAACCAGGCGCGGGTGAACGGGGCGCATGGGTCAGTCCTTGGCCGGGCTGACCGGGATACGGGAGGCAAACGAGTCGTCGGCGCACAGGTGCATCTGCACCGAGACACCGACCCAGGCCCGGTTGGGCTGGCCGATGAAGTCGGTGTAGCGGCGGCAGGTGTTGCGCACCGGGCAGACGTCGACGTCGGGCGTGAGGCTCTTGCGGCCCACGCAGCGCGGGGTGGTGTCGGGCAGCATCAGCAGGCCCTTCGATCAGCAGGCTTGCTGCGCGTCAGCTTGATCAGGCACCGCACGGGGTACGTGGCCTTGTGCATCTCGGTGCCCACCAGCCAGTTGCACAGCGCGGTGCTGTACCCATGGGCGAAGTCGTACACCGTCATGGGGATGCGCATCGGCTCGCCGGCCGGCACCACTTGGTCGCCGATGAGGATTTCGTCAGCCATGGGCCACCTCCCCCTGAGCCTGATCAACCGCAGAACACGCAAGCTCAGGCCAGATGGCTTGCCAGTCGTCGGGGCGAAGGTCACGGCGCGTCACAGCCCCTGAGCTCTTGCGCTCAACAAGCACGCATGTCGCAGGATGCAGCGTCTTGCCAGGCACATAGATGCAGTTGCGCATGTGCCCGAGCGACGTCCCGCAGTCCTTGGCAAACAAGTCGCGGGCCTCGTCACTGGGCAACCCCTTGAGAAAGGCTTTGAGGTCCATGCAAACATTACACCATTTAGTAAACGATTACGCAACACCCTTCAGTAAGCACCATGTTGTTCACTCAGGCGTGGCCGCTGAAAAGCTCGTTCGCATACAGCGCCTAAAGGCAGCGTTGACCTCCCGGCATGTCGCCGAGAGGGATCGTGCGCGCCACCTGAAAGAGCAGGCCGGCCACGGGATCAGCTATTGGAGCGGCCTGCTGGGCGGGTCACGCTCCTTCGGCGAAAAGATCGCCAGGCACATCGAGGAGTCGCTGAAGCTTCCGCGTTACTACCTCGATACTGATGGCCCCAGCCTGGAAGCCCTAGAGATCGCCGAGCTGTACGACCAGATGCCAGAAGAAAAGCGGCATGTGCTCCGGGCTACTGCCAACGCCTTGACGGTGCCACCACCTAGGCCAGGCGACCTGCCCGATGCCGACCCGCCTCCCGTAGCGCCCACGCCTCTGCTGGGCCATCGTCCAAGAACACTCGACGCATGATTCCGAGCGCCGCCATGCGCAAGGAATGGCCGGCAAACAGGTCCAGGTCACCATAGCGAACAATCATTGCAGCCGGCAGCCTGGCAGGCGAGCCGCTTGCATCGCCAGCCAAGATCGCATCCAGCTCGGATCCTGACGCGGCCACCACTGCCCCACGGTAGTCCGCAACAAACCCGGAAACCCCGGAGGCGTGGTTGTGCACCACGGCGGCCTTGATGCTGGCCATCAGCGACCCTGTAATGGGACCGGTAATCCTGACCAGCAAGACGCCGCCTGGCCGCATGCTGATGTCGACGGCGGTGCCGTGCAATTTCACTCGGTGCTGTGATAACTCTGGCTCACTGGGGCTTTGTTGCATGCCCCAGTCTAGGGGTCCGCTAGTGCGCGTACCGCCCACGCGAAACGCCACCCGCACCCCAATCGGGGGGGAAGAAAGAGATATTTCCGCGTTCGTTCACTTTTTGGTGTTGACTCTTTGTTTACTGAATGGTGTAATTCTCCCACGCGCTGCACTCCGCAGCCAGGGAGACCGAAATGCCACCCGCCGCCACCCACCAGGGCCTTACCACCAACGAACACCGCGCGATCCGCGCCATCGCCGATCAAGCCGCACCGGCCCGCCGCTACCTCACCCCCGTGGCCGCCCACACCGGCGCACGGTGGCAGCGGCCCTCAGTCGGCCAGACGCGCCACGAGTGGTACTTCGACGCCAATGGCGCCTACCAGGATGAGTCGGGCCCGCTCGACGCCACAGACCTGATCCCCCTCGGCGGTGTCCGGGCCCTGGATTGCCCTGAGCTCACGCTGGGCATTGCCACTATCTCCAGGCCTGCGTGATGGCCGCCGAAACCCGCAACCCCTACGCCGGCCAGCTCACCGCGCTGGACCTCGAGCGCGAGCCCGGCCCGCAGTTCAGCCAGGCCAGCGAGCGCAGCTGGCGCATCGTCGACCGGCTGATTCTGGTGAGCGTGTGCCTTTACATCCTGGGCATTGCCGGGGGCCTGCTGTGAGCGACACCAGCACCTCCACCGCCCGCGACCTGACCGCCGCACGCCGCAACCCTGGCGTGGGCCACCAGAGCGCCGGAGCATGCGCCGGTTGCCCGGCCCGCACCACACACCGATTCGTCCGCGGGCGACTGCAGCAGCGCTTTTGCGCCACCTGCGCCGCGGCCTATGACGCCCGCCAAGCGGCACGCAAAGCAGCGAGGAACGCCCCATGACCACCCCCATGCCCAGCAGCATCCCCGACGACAGCGAGGCGGCCGCGGACATCCCGTTTGCCACCACCGGCATCTCTCACTGGGGCCCGCGCCGCATTGACCCGCCCGCCGTCGATGTGCGCCCCATGCTCTGCGCCGCCATGGAGGCCAGCGACACCAACACCCTGCCCGCCCCCGTGCCCCGCGTTGTGGTGTTGCGCCGCGCCTACCGCCGCGCTTTCTGGCAGGGCTTCATCACCGGCGCGCTCTGGGTCGTGGTGCTGGCCTTCACCCTGGGCTGGCTGGTGGGCGTGGTGCGCTCCCTGTCGACCGACGCCGAGCAGCTGCCCACCTCGCACAGCCCGGCCCAGCCGGCCACCGCGTGGGATGCACGGGCATGAGCCGCATCCAGATCAGCGACTTCGTGGTGGCCACCCAGGCCCGCGCCATGCGCACCCGCGGCGGCCAGTGGGTGCTGGTGTGCGACCTCGAGCCTGCCCCTGGCCGCGGCCCCAGGCCCACCACCGCCAAGGGCGCCGCGCGGCCCGCCCCGGTGCACGTCAAGAAGCCCTTCGGCAATGGCGAGGCCGCTGGCTACGCCTGCCGCACCCGGGCCCATCAGATGAGCCCCGGCGTGCGGGTGAGCGTCAGCGCCCCCGGCGCCACCGGCCGGATCGTGCTCGATGGCGTCACCGACCTGACCCTGCCCGACCTCTACGACCACCACCACAAGGTGAGCCCATGACCATGCCCCACACGATCCCGCCCGGCACGCTGCTGGGATTCACCGGCACCGCCGGATCTGGCAAGGACACTTGCGCCGAGCTGCTGCGGCCCATGGGCTTCAAGTCCATTGCCTTCGCCGACGCCCTGCGCCGCGAGGTGGCCGAGGCCTACCGCATCGACGGCCGCATGCTGACCGACCGCGACACGAAGGAGTGGCCGATCGACACCCTGGCCCTGGGCCGGTGCGCTGACTTTGCCTTCGTGCGGGCCGTGTCGGGTGCGTTCAGCAATGACCTGGGCACCGAGGAAGAGGCCCAGGCCTACAGCGACTTCTTGAGCGCGCCGCGCAGCCCGCGCTGGGTGATGCAGCAGTGGGGCACCGAATACCGCCGCACGCAGGACGCCACCTACTGGCTCGACATCGTGACCAGGTGGGTGGGCACCCAGCGCCGCGCCGCCATGGCCGAGGGCCGCCCCGCCCTGCTGTGCATCACCGACGTGCGGTTTGAAAACGAGGCCCGCATGGTGCGCGCCCTGGGCGGCCAAGTGCTGCGCGTGCACCGCCCTGACCTGGCGCCGCTGGCGGCCGGCACCGCCGAGCACGCCAGCGAGGCCGAGATCCGCAGCAACGAGGTGGTGCACAACGATGGTGACATCCAGCACCTGGCGGCTGAGCTGCAGCGCGTGCTGGCAGTGGTGGCCCCGGCCAGCATGCAGGCGGTGTCGGCATGAGGGCCGCCGCCATGACCGCCCGGGCCAGCGTGCCCCTGGGCCAGCGCCCTTGCGACTGCCTGGACATCTGCGGCGACGACCCCGCCGTAAGCACCGGCCGCGCCTCGGTGTGCCAGGCCAAGATCGCCCGCGACCGCGAGATGGCCGAGATCAGCGAGCGCATGGGCCTGGAGCGTGAGCTGGCCATGCAGGCGGCAATTGATTGCCTTCGCTTTGGTGCCGAGGTGCGCCAGATCGACAGCGTGCACTGGCTGGACATCACCAGCCCCATGAGCAGCGCGGCCCAGGTGCCCGCCGCCGGGCTGGCCCGCGCCGCCCGCTATCTGGTGCTGACCAAGCGCGCCGAGCAGCACCCGACTCTGCCGAACCTGCTGCGAGTGCTGCCGAAGAGTGGCCGGCGAAGCACTGACCGCACCGCAGCCACGCCCACCTGACCCCCACCCCGGGCGCACCGCGCCCACCACCAGCCCCGGAGACCCTGCCCATGAGCACCCGCCCCATCACCGACACCCTGCGCACCCTCGACGGTGGCGCCTTCCTCGACATCTGCAGCACCGAGCTGGCCCACCTGGTGCGCCAAGTGGACGAAACCGGCAAAGGTGGCAGCCTGACCATCAAGCTGGACCTGAAACGCCACCGCCAGGGCGCCATCAACATCCTGCCGACCGTCACCACCAAGGTGCCGCAGACCAAGGCCGACCCCACCCTGATGTGGGCCACGGTCGAGGGCAACCTCACCAGCGACAACCCCAACCAGCAAAAGCTGGACTTGCGCCAGGTCGACCAGAGCACCGGCGAGATCCGCGTGCTTGCCCCGGCGCCCGTCGAGCTGCGCACCGCCGGCTGATCGGCCGCCCATCCCCCCACGGGTACCGGCCCACCCACTCCAAGCGGCCACACCCCACCACTGAGAAAGCAAACCCATGAGTTTTGACAACGACACCCAGCAGGCCAACATCGCCGAGAGCCTGGCGCGACTGCTGCCCGAGGCCAAGCTGCTGAACAGCATCGATCTGGATGACACCCCCGGACTGAAGATCTACCAGTTCGGCGTGCCCAAGGGCACCGATGTCAAGCAGATCGAGGTCGATCTGGAGAAGCACCTGGACAACCCGCGCACCACCACCGCGGTGGCCACGCTGGCCGAGGCCGACAGCTTCACCGACTACGTCAAGCGCCACGCCGACCCGGCCACCAGCGTGGTGTGGTGCAGCTTCAACCCGCAGACCTTCGCGCTGAGCTTCACCGCGGTGCTGGACGAGCACGCCAAGGGCACGCCCGGCTGGCGCCGCCACCAGGCGGTGTACACCCCGGCCGCCAGCCTGGAGTGGTCCGTGTGGACGAGCAAGAGCGGCGAGCAGAAGGCCCAGGACCAGGCGGAATTTGCCGAATTCCTGGAGCGCCGCGACGGCGACATCGCCACCCGCGAGGGCTACCCCACCAGCGCCGACATGATGCAGATGGCCACCAACTTCACGGCCACCAGCGAGAAGCGCCTGCGCAGCACCGTGCGCCTGCAGAGCGGCGGCGTGGCCCTGGAGTACATCGACAAGGAAGACGAAGCCACCGCCGAGCGCATGACCTTCTTCGCCAAGTTCTGCATCGGCATCCCGGTGTTCTGGGCTGGCCCGGCCTACCTGATCGACGCCCGCCTGAAGCACCGCGTGAGCCAGGGCAAGGCCAAGTTTCACTTCGAGCTGATCCGCCCCGACCGCATCCACGAGGCCGCGGCCAAAGAGCTGATCCAGAAGGTGCGCGAGGCCATCGGCGAGGTGCCGATGCTGATGGGCAACTGCAGGTAAGGCCCAGCCCATGGCCCTCAACCTGCTCCACGCCATGCCCCACCGGCCCGCCCGCGTGCACATGCACAAAGCCGCCCGGGGCGAGCCATTCGCCGGCCCGGTGTGCGGGCAGGTTGCCATGGATGGCACCAGCCACCCCCGCACGCCGCACACCTGGGATACCAGCCGGGTGACGTGCGCCAAGTGCCGCAAGGCGCTCGAAAAGGCCGCGGCCGCCGCACAGCAACACGGAGCCGCCGCATGAGCCGCAGCACCCGCCACCAACAGTCCCGCACCCTGCGCGACGGCGTGCAGCGCGCCAAGGCTGCCGCAGCCGCACGCGCCGAACAGGCCAAGGGCCAGGCGCTCAACGACATGCGCACCGCCCTCACCGAGGTGCAGCTGCACATCTACGGCCTGCCCGATGGCGACCGCACCGACAAGGCCCTGCACCTGCTGTCGCATCTGGCCTGGCTGATCGGCATGGGCGCCGAGCTGTCGCACCACCGCGCGCCGGGCAGCCCCGAGGCCCGCCGCCTGCATGGCGCGCTGCGCCAGGTGGTTGACCTGTGCCTGCGTCCGCCCGGCTACACCTGGCGCAACCAGCACGCCACCGCGCTGGAGCTGGCCGCCATCGATAGCCACGCCCTGCTGCTGGCCCTGCCCGAGATCGGCCTGCAGCTGCTGCCAGGCGCCGACTACCTGAGCAACCGGATCCGCAGCCGCACGCTGATCGGCGCCGATGTGGCCGGGGCCGAGATCTACGCCCAGGTGCGGGAGGTGGCCACATGCTGACCGCCGTCGATCTGTTCGCAGGCGCTGGAGGCTTCAGCACCGGTGCCGTGGCCGCAGGCTGCACAGTGGCCTGGGCCGCCAACCACTGGCCCACCGCGGTGCAGTGGCACGCCGCCAACCACCCCAGCACCACGCACGCCTGCCAGGATCTGCAGCAGGCCGACTTCCGCGACGCGCCGGCCCATGACCTGCTGCTGGCCAGCCCGGCATGTCAGGGCCACAGCCCCGCCCGCGGCAAGGACCGCCCGCACCACGACGCTCAACGCGCCACCGCCTGGGCCGTGATCACCTGCGCCGAGGTGCACCGGCCCGCCGCGGTGCTGCTGGAGAACGTGCCCGCCTTCGCCGGCTGGGTGCTGTACCCCGCCTGGTGCGCCGCCATGCATGCCCTGGGCTATGCCCTGGCCCCCATGGTGCTGGACGCGGCCGACCACGGCGTGCCGCAGAACCGTCGCCGGCTGTTCATCGTGGCCACCCGCAGCCGCCACCCGATCCAGCTCGAGCTGCCGAAGCGTGCGCACCGCGCCGCCGCCGAGGTGATCGACCTGAGCGCCGGCAGCTGGGCAGCGATCAACCGCCCGGGCCGAAGCATCAACACCCTGGCCCGCATCGCCGCCGGCCGGCGAGCGCACGGCAGCCAGTTCCTGGCGCCCTACTACGGCAGCGGCAGCGGTGAGACAGGCCGCAGCCTGGGCCGCCCCATCGGCACGCTGACCACCCGCGCACGCTGGGCCGTGATCAACGGCGACCACATGCGCATGGTGCTGGCCAGCGAAGGGCGCGAGCTGATGGGCTTCCCTGCCGGATATGCCCTGCCGGCGAACGAGGCTCAGGCCTGGCACCTGCTGGGCAACGCCGTGGTGCCGGCCGTGGCCACCGATGTGATCAACGCGCTGAGGGCTGCGGCATGAGCCCCTGCTACGGCATCGACTACGGCTACGTCTGCCACCTCGCCGCCCACTGCGCCCGCGTGAAGCCCGAGGCCACCGTTGAGCAGGCCATGTTGTGTGAGCACCTCGAGTTCCCACATTTCCAGGCGCAGCCCGGCACCACGCTGCAGACCCTGGGCCGGCTGCGCGTCGCGCTGGAGCGGCGCGGCATCGCCACGGCCGCCGAGGCTGTGCAGCGTGAGTACACCCGGGTTGCCACGCCCCGACCCACCACGCCCACCACCCCGGGCGCCGCATTGGCGGCCGCCTGGCACACCCCGCAACAGGAGCTCTTTGCATGACCCACCCCCGCAGCATCCCCAGGCCCTGGTCCACAGACGAATGCGCCATGGTGCGCACCCACTACGCAACCGGCGACCTCAAGGCCCTGGCAGCGCAGCTGGGCCGCAGCATCACGCAAGTCATGGCCAAGGCCAACCACCTGGGCGTGGAGCGCACAGCCGAGGCGCGGCGCCTGTCACACACGGTGAGCCCCGACACCCAGGCCATCCGCGAGGCACTGACCGAGATGGCGGCAGCCCCGTCTGGCATCCGAGTCGAGCACGTGGCCGGCGCCCTGAATTTCCGCGATGGCCGCGTCGATGCCGTGGCACAGAACATGTGCCGCACCGGCGACCTCTTCAAAGCCCGCCTGAGCCACCGCCACACGCGCTACTTCACCGACGCCAAGCGCGCAGCCGCCGCCAACAAGATGGCCAACCGGCCAGCCAGGCCCAAGGCAGGCGAAGCGCCCACCGCCAGCACCGCGCCGGTGACGATTGCCCGCAGCACCCGCGGCCCGGCCTACCTGCCCGGCGAGCCGGTGATCACCGCCAGCACCCGCATCACCATCGCGCCGCGGCCCCCAGCCCAGGCCCTGCGCACCAACACCTTTATGTTTTCCGCCTGAGGAGACCACACCATGGCCACACTGCCTGCCGCACTCCGCCTCGAGCTGCTCACCTGGTACCCCGCCAGTGTGCCCAGCGATGCTCACACCACTGTGCTGATGAACCACGCCCAGGAGGACGCCAGCGAACCGGTGTGGCCCGGCTATCAGGAAACCGAAGACGGCCCCTGGTGCTGCGCCGATGGCACCCTGATGCCGGCCCCGCGTTTCTGGGCCGACATGCCGGCCGGCGCCGAGCTGGCCGCGGCCGACGACACCGCCGAGAACGTGCTGCAGGTGGCCCGCGAGTTGATCGCCCACTGCCAGAGCGCCGGCCTGGTGATCACCATCGAGCAGCGCCCGCTCACCCCGCTGGCCCAGGGCAACTACGAGACCGTGGCCAGCGTGCGCCCGGCCATCCAGCGATGAGCGCCGCCACCATGCGCCCCGACATCCTGACCGCCGGCGGCAACTACTTCGACCTGCTGGAGCCCGAGCGCAGCCAGTTCGCCATCGAGGACATCGCCCACGCGCTGAGCCACATCTGCCGCTTCACCGGGCACACCCGCTGGTTCTACAGCGTTGCGCAGCACTCGGTGCTGGTGAGCTACCAGGTGCCCCACCAGCACGCGCTGGCCGGCCTGCTCCACGATGCGGCCGAGGCGTTCATCGGCGACGTAGCCTCACCCCTCAAGGCCCTGCTGCCTGACTACAAAGCCATCGAGCGCCGCGTCGAGGCTGCCGTGCTGGCCCGCTTCGGCCTGCCCGCCCAGCTTCCCCCCGAGGTAAAGCACGCCGACCTGGTGCTGCTGGCGACAGAGCAGCGCGACTTCATGCCCGATCACGGCGATCAGTGGGCCTGTTTGGCGGGTATCCAGCCGCTGGTGCGCAAGATCAGCCCCATGGGGCCCGAGGCGGCGCGGGTGGCGTTTGTGCAGCGGTTTCGGGAGTTAACGGCA